CTCCCTCTCCCCTTGAAGCTAGCAAAGTGATTCCTTGAGCAAGGAGCAACCACGGAGTTAGTGGTATAATATTCAGCTAGACATTGTGTGTTATCTTTTTTACTATCGATTACTTTAATTTTAGGAGGAAGTCATATGGCTTCTAACGTCCCACTACGCTCGGAGCTTAGCTACCGTGCAGATTCCGTCAACGGTGCCGCCGCCGGTACCTCTGTCTCGACCAACAACGATATGGGTAAGCTTTGGCTCCCCATCTGGAGCGGGGAAGTTCTCCACGCTTATGATGAGTACAAGAGCTTTGAGCCAATGGTCACCTCGAAGACCATCGAATCCGGTCGTACCATCGAGTTCCCCATCACTGGTGTCGTAAGCCTCCAGCCCGCATGGTCGGCTGGTCAGTACCTCTCCGGTGGCGATAACTCGGCTACCGATACCTTCGTTGTTGAGCTCGACAAGCGACCAATGGCCGCTCACTTCGAGCTTGATAACATCGACCTTATGATCACCCAGTGGGAGTACCGTCAGGAACTCGCTCGCCAGGCTGGTCAGACCCTCGCCAACGCCCGTGACGAGCAGATCGCTACGTTCCTCGTAGCTGCTGGTCTCGTTGCTCCTCTCGCTGGCGATCCACGAGTTGCAGCCAGTAAGCTCAGCTACCCCGATCCAGTCGGCATTGGCGCTACTGACGACGCTGCCGCAGCTCTCGCTGTTCTTGAGGCTATTGAAGAGTACAACGTCGAGCTCCAGGAGAACAACATTCCTGAGGGTCTCGCTCACTGCGCTGTTACTCCTAAGCTCTTCCAGCAGATCCGCCGTCTCGGCGTTGCTGAGCAGCAGTCTGAGGCAGTCTTCTCGCAGCCCATGTTCGGTGGCGTTGCTCAAGCTGGTGGCCTAGGTGCCCAGCTCACTGACGGTAAGAAGGCCATGAGCGACGATCTCGTCTACATGGGCGTTCGTATCTGCAAGAGCAACCACATCCCAACCGCTGACGGAAGCGTCATCGGCGAAGATCGCTACACCGTCAACGGCTCGACCGCTGGCGTTCGTGGTATCATCTGGATGCCCGAGGCAGTCGCTTCGGTCCGCAAGACCGGTCTCGTTGTTGATACCGAGGATGATATCCGACGTAACACCACCTTCACCGTCGCTTCGATGATGAGCGGTACCGGTATTGTCAAGCCCGAGCTCGCTATGGTTCTTACCAGCGACACCGCTGGAAGCCGACCCGCCCGCAACACGGTCCTCACCGCATACGAGGACGCTAGCGGTCAGTTCGGATACGTCACCTCTAACGACGGTCCCTGATACCATCCCTTCCGATAGTGCAATTTCCGGAGGAAGACTCCAATTCTCTATTGCAAACGGAAGGGCGGTGATCATACCATGAGGTGTATCTACTAGATCTAATGATCTAATCGCGTCGGGTCCCCTACCGGGGGCTCGGCGTTTTCCGCTCCATCCCCAGTGATGAGAGCCGGGTCCTCTTCAATTACGCTTCAGCCCCCTTCGCGGGGGTTGAGGTGTTTTAATTTAATAACTCATATAAGGAGACGAATTATGGGTGCAATGACTAGGCTAGATGCCGTTAACACCTGCCTCCTCGCCGCTGGGGAAGCTATTGTTAGCAGCCTTGAGAACCAAAGCGGTGTTGACACCAGCATCGCTGAGTACCTATTGGACCAGTACACCCGAGACTTTCAGTTCCGGGGACTAGCCAATAACGAATACACTAAGAATCTAACCGTAGATGCCAATGGGAAGATCCCACTGCCCTCTACCATTATTTCTCTAGACTTTAAGACTCTCCTTGCAAATGAAGATGGGGAGTATATTAGAGTTTCGGTTAAGAAGACTGGAACCTCTTTCTATCTTTGGAATGTAACGGATCAGACTTCTAACTTCTCCGCCTTTTCGGGTGAGCCCCTAGCAGCTAGGCTTATTGTCACAGTTGACTGGGAAGATATTGATACCCCAGGACAACGGGCAATTACTGCCCAGGCTTCTCGCCGGTACCAGATGCTTACTCAGGGCGACGAAGGAATGGATGCATACCTTGCACAAGAAGAAGCTCTGTTTAACTCCAAGGGAGTCAGTCGAGACATTGAATCCAAGGGACGAACCATCTGGGACGCCTCCTCTTACCAGGAGAAGCGAGCCGTATTCCGACCTTCGTACAATGTTACCAATCCTAACTTCCGATACTGGAGAGGGAGAACGTCATGATTAATCCTCGACGGGGTAGAGCTCTAACTACTACTATCCCTTTGTATACTCTTTCCGGCGGCGTTGGCCGTCAGGCTCCGTCGAAAAGACTACCCTCTGAATCGCAAGAGATTTCAAATGCTCTAGTAACGCTTGAAAGATCTATTGAAAAGCGTCCTGGGGTAGAGCTAATCCCTTACCGGGGAGAGCCAACGGATAATGAGTATAATGACAACGCAATTCCTCTGCCTGACGGAGGAAGCTATGAGTACTTTTGGCATAGTCTCTCCGATACCCTTAGGTATCTCTTTGTAGTCGATCGCTCGGCTACCCAAGAAACAGACAGGCTATACTATGTATTCTATTACAACCAAGCAGATAACGCTTTTGAAGATCATACCCCCGCCTCGGTAACAGTTGATGCTACCGTTCGGGAATATATCACCTATGGTGGTACTGAAGAGCTAAAGTTTGCGGCCCGTGCCCAGAACCTAGTATTCCTTAACACTGAGGCATTTGCAGGTTACACCAGCAAGCCACTTGTTGCAACTGCGCAGATGGAAACTGATGGTGTAACTGTAGATGGACAAGCTGTTGTGGAAGGCACAACCTACTGGTGTACCTTGGGGCTGGACGGGCAGTTTGCCACAACCGGCACTGCTCCAGCCCTAGACTACACCGAAGATCCTATCGGAGGAGAGGTCGAGTACCTAACAGCAACGACTGTAGACCCCCTGGGTCTAGCTCCTTTCTGGGACGAGTACTCAACCTACCTCGCAGGTACACAGGTATTGTATATTGATGATGGTAAAGTCTATGCAGCTAATACAGATATTACCACTCCTGGTAGTCTTCCAACAGGATCAGATTGGGATGAGATTACAGAGCGAGTAGGAGAACGCATTCCCGTAAGGGATGCACAGTACCCAGACCCGGCCACTCCTCAGCTAGGACAGGCCGTTTCAACCTTTGCTGATCTACGTCTTCCTCCTTTGGATGCTGACGTAGAAACTGGGAACAACAACGCAGAAGAGATGCTGGCCGCTTTGTATGGGCTTGATCTCAACCCAGTAGGTCCTCCTTTCTTAAACTCTGCGGAAGGTAAGGTATACTATGTTGAGACAGGATACCAGGGACAGAATCCTGGTTACTATCTCATGAAGAATACTGAAGTACCTTACACCTTCAAGGTGCGTACTCCCGAGGCTTATTCAGTCCTAGACAGTAAGCGACTCCCTATGGAGCTTGAGTTTACTGGCTTTGATCAGGCCTCCAAGAAGTCTACCTGGGAATGGTCCGAACTAGAGTGGGAAGTCAGAACCTCTGGTGATGATGAAACCAACCCCGGACCCTCCTCCTTCAAGGAAGGCAAGCAGACTCAGCTTAAGACAATCGCTTTCTTCAGGAACCGACTATGGTTCTCCGGAGAAGATAATGTCTTTTCCTCCCAGGACGGCGACCTAACTAACCTTTGGATCGCTGACCCAGGAACAATCATTGACACAGACCCCATTGATGTGCTTGCTTCGTCAAACAAGTATACGCCCATCACTAGCATGGTCCCCTTCAATGACTATTTGTTTATTAACACCAACGCTGATACTCAGTACGAACTAATGGGATGGGAAAACCGAATTACCCCATTTACTGCTGAGCTTCAGCCAATGACCTTTTACTCCACCGCTCCCCTGGTGGACCCCGTAACCCTAGGTAACAATCTCTTCTTCTTTGATCGAGAAAGACTGTACCTGTACATGGGCCGGGGTGGAAGTCTTTCCACGGCAGTCGAGCTTTCTTCTCACTGTCCTAAGTATCTTCCAGAAAACTATGGCCCGGTCACCACAGCTCCAGCACAGGATACAATCATTGCTGTAGATGCCGATGAGCCCGGAACTCTTTACCTCCACACCACTCGGTACCGAGGGAATGAGATTGCTCAGAATGCTTTCTATTCCTTTACTATTGACGGTGCAGATGTAAAGACACTACAGTCCTGGGATAATGATCTATATATGGTATCCAAGAGGGATACTAAGTTCTTTATCGAACGTGTTTCCCTTCGCTATGTAGATCCAGAGATCCCACGACTGGACCGACAGGCCTACATCAAGACCTCCTTTGATGCAGCTCTTCCTCTAAATGATATTGATCCCAAGTTCGATCTCGCAGGCATTAACATGACCTACGATGCTAGTACGCTTGAGACAACTTTTAGAGTTCCTTTCTATGATCCTGATTGTACTGTCGTACTTTTCGGTGAAGGGTTTGGAGACCTTCAAGGAGAGGCCAAGGAAGCCGTATCCATCACTGATGGTGGAACCTATTCTGACTACGTCGTAAAGGGAGATTACTCTCAGTACGCCGGAGGCTTCTTCTATGTAGGAAAGAAGTACACTATGGTTGTAGAGCTGTCCCCTATGTTTGTTCGTGGGCAGGACAACAACCCCAGAGAAGGTGTACTAAGCCTAGCCTCGATGTCTACACGACACTTCGAGACAGGTAACTATGATGTATATGTAACCCGGCGTGGACGGCCTTCGTCGAATGTACTGCTCGATTATAGCACCCGAGAAGATGGCGATATTACTAACTATATCACTAGCTTCACGGCAGCTCGTTCAGATACGTTCGCTGAGTCCACTCTAACGCTACCTGCTATTGAATACCAAGGAGAACTTATGAGTAAGATCCTAGGGTTCGCTGATAAGACCTCGATCTATATCATGTCGGACTACTTCACCCCAGTCAATATCACGAATATTGAGCTGAAGGGTAAGTTCAAGGATGTTTACTCTTCTATTATTTGATTGTTCTCCTCCTCTGGCTCTCGGTCGTCGAGAGATGGCCGGGGGCTTTATTGTTTTATCTACAACATAAGGAAAACACTTATGCCAGAATTTAATGCTGATGGATCACTACGGATTATCAGTGATAGTTATGTCTGGGGAGACCCCCTAGATTATAGCTCCCTTACGCTTGCACCTTTGGTCTCTGACCAGGGTCAGCTTAAGGTTATCTTTACACCCACAATTATGTTTACGGATAGCCTAGCAACGGATCCGTTTGATCCACAAGAAGTCCTTACAGAAGACCAGCTTG